AAGTCTCTGGACGAGCACCAAGTTGGAAGTCTTCCCAAGCAATTTTACCCTTAACATCCAAAGGACGTACTGCATCTTCTTCACCAAAGTGAGGAACAGCTAAACGTAAGGTTGCTTTAGAGTTGGCTTGTGTATTCTTTACGCGAGTACCGTAAGGAATATCTACCATCACGTAATCACTTACAGTGGTGATAGGTAGGATTGCAGTGTTTGAATCCAAAGGCTCTTCTACGAACAAACCCAAGTCAGAAAACAACGTGCGGCGAATCGGAAGATATTCCACACCCTCGGTCAAGTTAACCCATTCGGTCAAGTTTAGTGGATCTTGTTTTTTAATACCCATAATTCTTTATTCTCTATTTCAGTTTATTATTAAGGAGCGATAGCAGTTAAAGAACCGCCTACCAAGATGCCCTGAGTAGCGAGAACGCGAATCAAGTTGGCAATATCAGTTGCAGAAGCAGCAGCGAAAGTAGCTTTCAAACCGTCTTCAAATTTAGCTTGTTTCAAGCGAGCATTACGAGCAAGAGCAATAGCAGTGCGGTTTACACCAGTACCAAACACTACGCTTTCAGTAGGCTCAAGGTCATCACCGATAACAATTGCGTAATCGTTAGTGATTGCAATGTCAGCTTGTGCATCTACGAAATCCCATACAGCAGAAGCAGTGATTGCTTTAGCACGGAAGATCACAGAACCCATTGGGAAAGTACCACCAGTGGTTGCAGTTACAGAAACTACATCACGAGAGTTGTGAGAGTAATTCTTAATATCTTCATCAAGAACCAAATCAGAGTAACGTGGGTCTAGGATGTTTACGATAGTTGGTTGAGTAGCCATTATTTATTATTACCTTATTTAGATTTCTTAGAGTGTTTAGCTTTCAAACGTTCAGCATTTTGTTTTCGTAAATCTTCTAGGCTAAGAGACTCTTCACCTTCGACCACAACAGCGCCATCTGAACCAGTTTCAGTTTGAAGATTCTTTTCATTCTCCACTTCACGAGAGGCAAGAATGCCAACAGTGAGATCAAATGAAGCATCATCCAAGGCTGCAAAACTTGCTGCTAACTGTGCGGCTTTTTCTGTACCGTAAACATCAGTTAATTTAGCAAGGCGAGTAGCTTGTTTAGCATCTTCTTTTTCTTTAGCTACGGCAGACAATGCTGCTTTGGCTGCTTCTAACTCAGCTTGCATAGTTGCGAGGGAAGCAGCATTAGCCTTATCCTGTGCTTCTAATTTAGCTGTAAAGTCTGCGGTAGCGGCAGCTAGTGCTGCTTGCAGTTCTACGTTTTGATTGGGCATTTCTGCTTCCTTCGATAGTTGTGTTGCTTTGGGTTTTTTACTGAATGGATTTAAAGACATGTTCTCTGAACTACCTTCTTCTGTTAAGTCTGCTAAGTAGCTGAAGAACTCTTCACGAGTCATCATCTTATCTGCAAGACCGTTGGTTAGTGCATCCTCGGCTGTATACATTCTTGCACCGAGCTTCTTTACAGATTCTGTTGTTATTGTTCTGTAATCTGCAACGTGAGCAGTGAACTTCTCATAAAGGCTGTCTACTTTGTTCTGAATGTCGGCTAAGAACTCTTTAGTGAACTCGCCATCTTCATTGTAGGGAACTTTGGATTCACCAGCAGTAACATACGTACGCTTAAGGCCATACTGCTTCTCTGCTTCTGAGTAGTTAGCAAGGCTTACAACAACGCCTACACTACCAACTTGAGAGTCAGGATTCACAATGATTTCATGTGAAGCTGCTGAGAGGCCATACATTGCAGATGCAGCATATCCATCAACATAAGTAATGAATTTAACATCATTCTCATCTGCTAACCTACGCATCTCGTTAGCTGTTTGGAAGCAAGAATATGCCTCGCCACCACCACTATCTGCATCCATTACAATTACAGAAGCACCAGCTTCAATCATTGTTTTAAAGTCAGAAAGGATACGTTGGTAAGATGCAGATTCACCTGAGCACCACCCAGTGTGAGCTACGTAAGATAAGGCACCTTCTACAGGCAGAATACCTACGCCTGTATCTTGGTTGTATTGCAACTCACGGATAGTGCGAGGACGTATATCTGCAATAGCTAAGTCAGTATCAACTAAACCTAAGTTACGCTTTTCAATGTAGTTGGTGATATTCTCAAAAGCTGATTGTGTAATCAGATGGGGGGTGTTGTATATCTTTGAGGTAAGCCTCAATAATTCATGTGCCATTTACTTATTTTCCGTGTTGGACGTACTTCCGTCACCTGAAGAACCGTCAGCTTTACCTGTGCCCGAGTTATTTCCTTCCTCCATCCCCTGCCCTGCTTTGGTATCTTCAGGAGGAGTTCCGAGAATTTCATCAATCTGTTCTCTTGTGGCATCTTCAGGAATACGATCTGGAAGACCAAGTTTCTCAGCCATAGCATTGACATTACGTGCTGTACGAGCAATAAGCTTCACTGCACCAATACGTTGTATCGCTTTACTGTAGTCATCAATGTTAGGTTCACTAATATCAGTGAATTCAAACGTAGGGAGAACAGTCATGTCCCAACCATTTAACTTCCACAAATATGGAATTAATGTATGGTTGAACACATCTCTCATTTCTTCTAGCTTGGCTTCGATAATCATATCCACCATCTCTTGTAGAGAAGTAGATAATGCAAAACTACCACCACCACCTTGACCAGCAGTCAGTACTGTGGCGTATAAGGCTGTGAGGATTTCCATCTTGTAAGATTCAATAACAGCAGCTACATCGTAGGACTTAGAACCAGAGACATTCACTACTTCAAACTTGAAGTATTGCTCCCCTTTATCATCTAACACTTGAGGTAGAATCAATCCACTCTCAGCGCCAATGTGCATGTTACGCATAATCTTCTGATATTGCGCAAACACAGCTTGGTCTTCAACAGAGGCATTCTCTGCTAAGTATTGTGGAGGAATGTAAAGAACTTTAAGTCCGTTTATGTCGGAACTTCGTTTGTGTTCAATAGAGTTCGTTACTCTCTACCCGCTTTATTCAAGCTGCTGCATGTTTCCATGCAGACCAGACTATATCTTAATGTACAGCACTACCTGTTTACATTCTCACCATTTCGTGCCACTTGGCACTACTCTACTTGCTTCCACCTCTCGGTGCGCTTTCGATAGTCGTTGAACGTTCTAAATAAGCATCGAATTTTACATTGAATACAAAGAAGTTATTTCTTTGTATAGTATTTTACGTTTTATCTTACTGATATTTGAGTGGTTCACAGCAGGGTTTGTCGATAATGGAATTATCTGTTTTGCTGTTTTACCTTCTTCTAGTAGATGGCAAATCCATCTAACTGTTTCTTCAGAAAGAGCTTGGCTTCTAGCTGGTATATTGTACTTAGAAGATATGTGAGTCCATGAGTTCCCACATCTTATGTTCTTTACAATATGACTTGAGATTTTGAGCTTTTTGTAGATATAGTTATTTCTATGTCCATCTTGCATCATCTCGCAAATTTCGTGGACAGTGGAGTCACTTACAACACTCCCTTTTTCTTCACCACGTCTAGGTTTAAACAATCCTGTATCTATGGCGTGTCTCAAATTCTCTGAGTAGGTACACCATTCAAGATTGTCTAAATTATTATTTGCTTTGTTACCATCTTTGTGATTAACACAGGGTTTGTTTTCGGGGTTGGGAAGAAAAGCAATTGCCACTCTTCGATGAACACAGTAACAAGTTCCCTTGTTATTCTTCCAAAGAAATATCGTAGGATAACCATCACGATTAAGTCTTTGTTTTATTTCACCACCACGATTATTAAAAATCCTTCCGTCATCACTTACCAAGTAATTACTATAATTTTCGATTTCTTTTAACATTTACATCTCCTTACTATAAGTTCGGGGGATGCTTATTTAGCTTCGCTGCTGATTGTCCTCGGCTTAACGTTAGGAGTTTCCAGCAATTAAATGAGTTTTTAACTCAGCGTTTCGGCTGAGTGGGGCTAGTTATGTTCAACCCCATAAGCAAGAGTCTGTTCGTATTCTTTCTTGAAGCGCCATGACTCATAGAT